TGGTAAGGATTCTATATCAGATAACATTGTTTTTAGGATAAGAGATGCCAATAGTATCTCTATTTCTAATGACCTTACTATTGCTTTTGAAGGTAATATCTACTTGATTAGCAGCGTTATAGATGAGTTTGACAGCCACAACTATTTAAGAATCACTTGTTCTACCTTAAAGAGAGTTGGTACTTGGGATAGTATTACTGCTTTCTGGGAGAATATCAGTACAACCTGGGAAACTACTTAATGTCATTTTCAATAGATAAAACGAGCAGCATAACTAACCTATCAAAAAGGTTAAAAGAGGCACCTAATGTTATTACTCAAAAGGTACAAGCAATTATTAATCAAAGTGTGATTAATATAGAAAATAACGCAAGGGCTCGTGCTCCATACGGTGAAACTTACAAATTAAAGGGTTCTATTTATAGCACTCCTTATAATATGAGTGCAGGAGCAAAGGTTGGGTCAACTGCGTATTACTCTCCATTTGTCGAGTTTGGTACTGGGCCATCTTTTCAAATACCATATTATAGAAACTTAAATATGAATAAACTTGAGGGGTACGCACAGACGTTTAAACGAAATAACGGAAATGTAGTAAATTTGCCCCATAGACCATTCTTATTCTTGTCGGCTTCAGAAGAACTATATAAAATGGTTAATCAAATTAAAAAAATTAAAATATAATGGCTACTCTTCAAGGTAAAGCGGTAAAAAATACATATAGACAAGTACTACAGATTGGTGCTAATAATGTTGGAGTAAGTGGTAGTTTACAGCCAGTACAAGATGGTGGTGGAGTAAATACTTCATTATCACTTTCAACTACTGCAGCTACAATTACTGGTACATTAACTATAAATGGTGATTTAATCATTACTGGAGGTGGTATTCAGATACAAGATTTGATTGATGATACAGTAGCAAGTTTGATTCAGAATGGTACTGGTATCACTTGGGCTTATAACGATACTTTAAGAACTTTAACTCCTACTATCACTATCGCAACTGCAGATGGTGGTGTTCAAGGAGATTTCGTACAATATAATACTGGTGCTGGTGAAGCTAACGCTGTAGCTAAGATGTATTGGAATACTACTGATGGAACTGTTGACTTAGGGTTGATGGGCGGCAATGTAGTATTACCAATAGGCCAAAAGCAAGTAGCAAGAGTACTTAATAACTCTGGTAGTATCTTAAACAAATCTGCTTATCAAGTAGTTAAGATTACTGCTGCTCAAGGTCAAAGATTAGCTGTTGGTTTAGCACAAGCTAATAATGATGCTAACTCAACTGACACTATCGGTTTAGTAGCTGAAAACATTGCTAACAATCAAGAAGGTTTTGTTACTTCAAGCGGTTTAATAACTGGAGTTGATACAACTGGTGACTTACAATTAGAAGATTGGAATGATGGAGATATTTTATATCTTTCTCCTACTACGCCAGGTGCGATTACCAAGGTTAAACCAGTAGCTCCACAACATACAGTTATTGTAGGTTTTGTAGTTTATGCTCATAAGAACAATGGTAAAATCTATGTTAAGGTTGATAATGGATACGAATTAGATGAACTTCATAACGTAAGAATTACATCTGTAGCTGACAATAACATTTTACAATATAACTCTTCTTTAGCTGTATGGGAGAATGTAGCTGGTACTACAACTAACATAGCTGAAGGAACTAACTTATACTATACTCAAGGTAGATTTGATTCAGCTTTCGCTGCTAAGAGCACAACAAACTTGGCAGAAGGAACGAATCTTTATTTTACAACTGCAAGAGGTGATGCAAACTTTGCAACTAACTTTGCAACTAAAGATACCGATGACTTACCAGAAGGTTCTACTAACCTTTACTACACCAACACAAGAACAAGAAATGCGTTAAGTGTAACTGCAGGAACTGGTATTGCTTACAATAGCACTACTGGAAACTTCAATTTAGGCTCTATTCCTAACGCAAGTTTGACTAATAGCTCAGTTACTATTAATGGTCTTTCTTTAGCTTTAGGAGCCTCAATAAGCCTTACAACAAGTAATATAGCTGAAGGTACCAACCTTTACTGGACAGACGCAAGATTCGACTCAAGATTCGGTACAAAGACTACTACTGATTTAGCAGAGGGTACAAACCTTTACTATACTCAAGCAAGATTCAATACTGCTTTTGATGCTAAGACTACAACAGACTTAGATGAAGGCACTAACTTATATTACACAGATGCTCGTTCAAGAGCAGCCTTCAGCGAAAACGCTGTTGGTTTAGACTATTCTTCTGGAAGTGGTATTCTTAGCTTAACTGCTGGTTATGCTATTCCTACAAGTGTTAAATTAGGCCAATACGATACAGCTTACAATCGTTCTATCGTATCTGCTGCAGTAACTGGTACATCTACTAAGACTTTGTCTTTGACTCAGCAAGATGCAAACGTAGTTACAGCTTCTTGGACTGACCAAGGTATAACAACAATAAACGGAACTGCAAATCAGATTGCTGCTTCTACTGTAGGTAACACTACAACTGTTGGATTCACAAATGATGTTACTTTCCCTAACAACGTAGTTGTAAGCGGTAACTTAACTATCAATGGTACTGCCACTTATGTAAATACTCAATCAATATCTTCTAAAGACCCATTGTTTGAGGTAGCTAACGATAACAATACTACAGATGCTGTAGACATAGGATATTATGGTAGATATTACGATTCAGCTCAAACTCGTGTTGAGTTTACTGGATTATTTAGAGATGCTTCTGACGCTGGTAAGTTTAAGTTCTTTACTGGTTTAGTAGATGAACCTACTAACGTAGTAGACACTACTGGAACTGGATATACTGTTGGTACATTGGTTGCTAACGTAGAAGGTAACTTAGCTGGTACAGCAAACGCTGCAAACGTACTTTCAACTGCAAGAACAATATCTGCAACTGGAGATGCTGCATGGTCAGTTAGCTTCGATGGTAGTGCAAACGCTACTGCTGCTTTAACTTTAGCTAATACTGGTGTTACTGCAACAACTTACGGTACAACAACTGCGGTTCCTACAATAGCTGTAGATAGCAAGGGTAGAATCACAAGTGCTTCAAATACAAACATTGCTTTCCCAGTTACAACAGTAAACGGTGCTTCTGGAACTGTTGTTTTAACAACTTCAAATATTACAGAAGGTAGCAATCAATACTTTACTTCAGCAAGAGCACAAGCATCTATTACTGGTGGTGCATCAAGCGTAGTAACTGCTGACTTAACTGCTTCAAGAGCATTGGTTTCTGATGGTAGTGGTAAGATTGCAGCAAGTAGTTCAACAACTGCTACTGAAATAGGATATGTTGCTGGTGTAACAAGTGCTATTCAAACTCAGTTAAATAGCAAATTAAACCTTAGCGGTGGTACTTTAACTGGTGGATTAAGCGGAACAACTTTAGGATTGTCTGGTGCTTTAACAGGTACAAGTGCTACGTTCAGTGGTGATTTAAGTATTATAAATACATCAGGTAATGCTTTATTACAACAAAATAGTAATGCAGGCTCTACTATGGGTATAATAATGAAACAAGCTGGAACTGAAGTTGGAAGAATAAGTTTCCCTGCAACTACCTCAATGACTTTTTCAGTTGGCTCAAGTGTTACAACTGCTTTAACAATAGCTTCAAATGCTGATGCTACGTTTGCAGGAACATTAAGAGTAAATGGAAATACTGACCCAAATAGTGCTGCTGGTGCTTTCTTTTGGAATCAACCATTTTTAGGCCCAACTATATCTGGATATAACTTTGAAGTAAGAACTGGAAACACTGGTTCACAAGCAAGAAGATTATTTATAAGTGAAACTGGAGCTGCTACTTTTACATCTACAATAGATGTTGCGACAAGAATAATAGCTGGTAGCTCATCTAATACTTTAAATGCTTTTAGTGGTCGAAATAACTCAGGTGCTCAAGCAACCATTTATTCATTTAATGATAACGCGGCAGGATGGTCAATATATTCAGCACAAGGTATAAACTACTTTGGTGGTAATGTTGGAGTTTTAATGACAGCTCCTCAAGCTCCTATACATATTATTAAGGCATTAGGTAATGATGCTATAGCAATAGGAGAGTCTGGTACTAATACAAGATTTGCATTAGGTCAAGAAGCTGCATATACTGGAAACTATATTGATAGCAAAAACATAGACTTAAAGTTAATGTCTAATCTATCTGGAGGTTCTGGAGGTAATATTATCTTCATGACTGGCTCAAGTGGTGTGAATAATGATAGAGGAAGATTTACATCGGGGGGTAATTTATTGATAGGACAAACAACTAATTATTCAGATTATAGATTTCAAGTTGCAGGAGCACCTTCAGCTAATTCATATTCTGCATATTTTTTAGGTGGAGGCTCATCTTCAAATGCAATAAATATATACTTACCAGGAAACAGAAGTTCCGATACAACATATAACGCTATTGCTCTTGGGGATGATTTAGCTTATAGATTTAGAGTTTATGGAAATGGTAATGTTCAAAATACAAATAATAGTTATGGCTCATTATCTGATATTAAGTTAAAAGAAAATGTTACTGATGCTACTCCTAAACTTGATGATTTATTGAAAGTTAAAATTAGGAATTACAATCTTATAGGAGAACAAACAAAGCAGTTAGGTGTAATTGCTCAAGAATTGGAAGAAATTTTCCCATCAATGATTGATGAAAGCGAAGATTTTGAAGAAATAGACGTAACTGACGAAGAAGGTAATATTACTAAAGAAAGACAATCTTTAGGCACTACTACAAAATCAGTTAAATACTCAGTTTTTGTTCCAATGCTTATAAAGGCCATCCAGGAATTGGAAGCAAGAGTTAAAGAATTGGAAGCTAAATAATTTTACCTAAATTTGTAAAAATAACCAAATATGACAATAACATTAAACGCAGAGCAAATTAAGCAATTAGATGGCTTTTTTCAAGAGTTACCGACAAAGTATGGCTTACCCCTTATTAAGTTCTTTGGTGAGCTAAATGAGGCTCAAAATGGCCAACAAACGGATTCTAAAGAAGTAGAGGTAGAAGGATAATGAAAGACTGCGGATATGCTATACGAAAGGCTTATTTCGACAAGATAAATGCTAACGCCTACGAACTATCGGTATATGATACCATAGCTCCAGACGGTGCCGAGCCTCCATTCTTGTTGATAAGTTCTCAGACATCAGTAGAAAATAGCGACAAAACAAGCTATAACTTTGATGTAAGCATACAGTTTGACATTGTATATAGGACATTTAAGTCTGGAGAGGTAGGTCAAAAGTCAGTAGATGAATGGGCTAATGGCTTATTGGAAATCATAGGAGTAGCTCCTGCAGATTACCCAGATGCTTCTCCAGATTTCAAAATAGTTACAAGGAATATGGTATCAAACCAGGCTACTTTTGACTATGTAGAAGAAACATATATTTTTAGAAGAGTTATTGTGGTAGACCACTTTGTAACTCAAACAACATAAATAACATAAAAAAACAAATAAAATGGCAACAACTGGTGTATTTAACGGAACCCTATTGGTAGTAAAGATAGGTGGAGTAGCTGTAGCTCACTCTACATCTTGTTCTTTATCAGTATCAACAGACTTACCAGAATCTACTACAAAAGATAGTGGAGGATGGGCTCAACAAATTCAAGGACTTCGTTCTTGGTCAGTAACTACAGATGGCTTAGCGGTTATCGAATCTGCTGCTGCTGGTGTAAACGTAGAAGATTTATTTTCTTCTGTAAGTTCAAGAACTGATGTAACTTTGACTTTCTCTACTTTCGTAAGTGGTGACAAGATTTGGACTGGAACTGCAGCGGTTGAGTCTTTAGACTTTACTGGTGACATGGAATCTCCAGCTACTTTCTCTGCATCATTCACTGGAACTGGAGCATTAGTGATGACTACCAACGCATAAACTAAAAACCAAATATATGAGAGGACAATTTAACCTATCACTTTCTGATGGTAAGGTAATACCGCTGCGTTTCTGCACATGGTCTTTAAAGAGATTCTGTCAGTTACAAGGTATAGGCCCAACAGAGATAGGAACAGCTTTAAGCGGTGAATCTGCTTTAGACGCTGTCGTTAATTTAGTAAGGTCTGCTGCTGAATACCCTTTCTACAAAGAAGGTAGAACGCCAGATTTTAAGGAGATTGACGTATGCGATTGGATAGATGACATGGGTGGTATCGGTGGAACAAAGTTCCAAGAAATCATGGCTGCACTATCAGAAAGTATGAATAGCGGTATAGAGCAACCTGGTTCTACGTCAACAGAGGCTGGTGAAGAAAAAAAAAATTAGAATGGATTGACATAGAAAGATATACAATGGGGGAGTGTCAAATACTTCCCCATTTGTTTTGGGATATGACCATGGCTGAATTAGACTTTATTTGGTATGGTTATAGGCATAAAGAGGAGCAAGAATGGGTGAGGTCAAGATGGCAAACTACTATCCTTGTTAATATGCAACTAC